CCATTCGCGCAGCGATGGGCGACGATCAAGCTCGCCAGTACGTTCTCGCAGCGGATAACACAACAGACAACGCGGGCTTAGTGCCTACTCGCCAGATGGCAGAGATCGTAAACGGGTTATCTACATCTATCCGTCCATCTATCGACGCAATCTCACGTGGAACTCTTCCAGACGCGGGCATGACGTTCGAGATTCCAAAAATTACCCAAGCTCCCAGTGTTGCCGTAGTAGCGGAAGATGGCGCGCCATCGGATACAGACCAAAACGCCGCGTTCATTTCAGTGGACGTTAAAAAGTTCTATGGGTCTCAGACATTCTCGACAGAGCTTCTCGATAGAACGTCTCCAGCGTTCTTCGACGAACTCATTCGTAACATGGCCGCAGCTAAGGCTAAAGCGGAAAACGCTTACGTTAACGGCTTGCTAATCTCAGGAGCGACATTAGACGGAACTACTACAACTACTTATCCAACAGCTGCGGAACTTCTCGGAATTATTTCTCGCGGAGCTGCTTCTGTTTACGGAGCTACAGCTGGACTTCCACGTCCATTCGCTAAGTCGCTCATCGCGTCAACTGGCCAGTGGGCTAACTTGATGACACTTAACGATTCAGGACGTCCAATCTATAACGCTTCACAGCCAAGCAACGCTGGCGGCGTAGTTCGTCCAGATTCTCTAGTCGGTAACGTAGCGGGCTTGGATCTATACGTAGATCCAACTAACGCGGGCGATGGCGACGGAACTCTTCTAGTCGTTAACCCAGACGCCTATACATGGTACGAAGGACCTACGTTCCGCCTACGCGCAGACGTAATCGCTTCTGGCCAGATTACTGTCGGCTACTACGGTTATGGCGCACTAGCGACCAAGATCGCAGCGGGCGCATTCAAGAATAACAAGGCGTAATCGCCTAAAGTCAATCATCGACTAGTTCGCTCCCGAGCTAGTCGAGCAGAAGAAGGGAAGAGCTAATGCCAGCAATAATTACAGCGTCACAGCTGCGATCCGTCCTAGGCGTTAGCTCTTCCCTTTATTCAGATAGTTATCTCGATGACATCATCGACACAGCCGAGCAAGCGATTCTCCCTTTACTAGTTCAGAACTCCACAGCTGTAATCGAATACGAATTAACGTCTAACGTAGCGACATTCTTTACTCGTGAGATTCGTCCGTTCGTAGTCGGACAGTCAATCGTCGTTACTGGGCTTCCAGCTCCTTTCACAGCTACGCACACTCTTACAGTCGTTACAGACGTCTCATTCTCGGCCGCTCTTACATCTTCGGACGTAACACGTCGTCGAATCGTTCCTAACGGAATGGCAACTCTTAGCGGTTATTCTGCCGCGACTCTTTACGTCGGTAACGCTTCCATCGAGTCCGCGATCTACGCGGTATCTATTGAAGTATTCCAATCTCGCACAGCTGCGGGCGGCCAGATCGAAGGCGTCGACTTCGCTTCGACTCCGTACCGAATGGGCCGATCACTACTTAATCGCGTAATCGGGCTTCTTGGTAATTACATCGACGTCGAGACGATGGTCGGATAATGCCAGCCAGTTCTATTCTTTCCAGTGTTCGCAATCCGTTAAAGACAGCCATCGCTGGAGTAGCGGCTAACGTCTACGACTCAGTTCCAGAAGCTCCGATCGTTCCATTCGCGGCGATCGTTCCGAGCACTCCTTACTTACAGCCGAACTTCTTAAGTAAAGCGAACGTCAAACTTAAAGTTAATTTAGTAATTACCGTAGGCGTAGCGATCTACGATAATCAGAGCGCACTCGATAACATCGAGCAGCTCGCTATTAGCATTCTGGCGGCTTTACCGTCAGGGTATGAAGTCGGAGATCTAACGAATCCGATTAACGTCACAGTAGGAGCTTCCGAGATTCTCGCTTTAGAGATTCCAGTAGCAACTTATTACACACAAACAAACTAGGAGAAAACATGGCCACGACCGTAATCACAGGGCGCGATCTTTCGTTTACGATCGCGACCGTTTCTTACAATGAACAAGCAACAAGCGCAACACTAAGCGGAGACGTAACAATAGATCGTTACATGACGCTAAACGGCCCAGCGTATAAGTCCGTAGATAAGCAGTGGACATTCGACGTCGAAATGCTTGCAGACTGGGGCGCAACAGGTTCACTCTGCGAAGCTCTATGGGCAGCTGCGGAAACAAGTCCTAATACAACTATGGCGGTATCGCTTACAGCTGTAACAGGCGCAGTATTCGCGTTTAACGTTCTACCAATCTTTCCAAGCGTGGGCGGATCATCGCCAGACGCTCAGACTGTTAGCATGAGCTTTACAGTCGTGGGAACACCTACAGAGACATTCAGTTAAGAAAAGAATCGGGAGCAAAATGAAGCTAGAACTAGAAGTCCAGTACCTATCTGGAGAAGAAGCTACTTACGTGGCGGCAGTTCCAGAATGGGTTAAGTGGGAGCGTAAGTTCAATGCAACAGTGAACGAAGCAGAATCTAAACTCGGACTCGAAGGGCTTACGTTCTTGGCCTATCACGCGATGAAGCGCGAAGCAGCTGGGAATCCTGTAAAGCCTTTCGAGATCTGGGTGGAGACTGTTGAAGGAATTACTAGTAAGAAGTCAGACCCAAAAGCTGGCCCGTCGGAAGCTTAAATCGCGCACTCATAGAGTTAGCGATCGCTAGTCGTATTCCGATGAGCGAGTGGAAGACGGCGGAAGACGTTCTTACAGGAATAGAGATTCTGGAGAGGCAGAATGGCAGATAAAAGCGGCCGCGGCACTTATGCTATTACTGTCGATCCTTACGAGTTTAAGAATCTTCTAGGTTTACTGGGTTCATTCCCAGCCGAGTATCAACAGCTCGTTAGAGATCGCGCGCAGCCTTTATCGCAGCGGTTAGCGGGCCAGTTAATGATGAGCGGCTTATCCGCTCCAGCTCCACAGACGAAGCTCGTAGTTCAGACGATCAAGACTCCACGCGATCGTCTCGTTCGTGTCGACATCGGCGGTCCTAAGAAAGTCGGTCGTCCTTACGGCGGAGAAGCTTCTAAAAGTGGAAAAGGTAATAAAGTTAAACGACAAGCTGCGCCAGCGGGCGCGCTGTTATGGGGAACGGAGTTCGGTTCTCATGGTGGCGTCGACTCTATCGGTCGCGTATTTACGAATCGCTTTAAGACACCTTATAACAAGCGAGGCTACTGGATCGCTCCCGCTGTAGACTTCTACGTTCCAGTCGTAGCGCGCGAGTATTCGCTCATGGTGCAACAGATAGCAAACGAATTGAGGCTAAAGTAATGGCGGGCATTCCGAAGATAAAGATTACTTTCGACGCCGACTTCGACGAATTAAAGAAGGGCGTTAAAGGCGCGCAGAATGAAGTCGAAGGATTCGGATCTAAAGTCGGAGACTTCGCTAAGAAGGCTGGAGCTGCGTTCGCACTAGCTGGCGCGGCAGCTGCGGCTTATGCTGGAAAGTTACTTATCGACGGCGTTAAGTCTGCCATCGCAGACGAAGCAGCTCAGGCCAAGCTCGCGACTACATTACAGAACGTTACAGGCGCGACTAATGCCCAGATTCAGGCTACAGAAGCCTACATAACTAAAACGTCTCTAGCTACGGGTGTAACGGACGACGATCTCAGGCCGAGTCTTGATCGCCTAGTTCGGTCGACTAAGGACGTCACAGAAGCCCAGCGACTTCAGCAGATCGCGCTAGACGTCAGTGCGGGAACGGGAAAAAGTTTATCCGCGGTTTCAGAAGCGTTGGCCAAGGCATACGACGGGAACTTCGCAGCTCTAAAGAAGCTCGGTGTTCCAATCGACGAGACGATCCTAAAGACTAAAGACTTCGACGCTGCCATGCTCGCGCTGTCTGCTACTTTCGACGAGCAAGCCTCGATCCAAGCCGACACATTCCAAGGCAAGATGGCCCGTCTAACTGTTGCATTCGATGAGGCTAAAGAGACTGTAGGTTCTTACATTCTCGACGCTATCACTCCGTTAGTCTCTAGTTTCGTCGATAAGGGCATTCCAGCGATCACACAGGTCGCGGAGACTTTAGGTAAAACTCTAGGGCCAGCATTCGGCGCAATCTTTAGAGCCATAAGAGACGACTTACTTCCAATCTTACGCGCTTGGTGGACTTTCCTTTATGACACAGTTATTCCAGCCATCGGTAAAGTAATCGGCCCAGTTCTTGAAGGTCTTAGTTACGCATTTAATACAATTAAGAAAGCGGTCGCGGAAAATTCCACAGAGTTAGCTCCGTTCTTGCAATTACTTAAAAACATCTTCGAGTTTATTAGTAAATACTTCGCGCCTATTCTTGGCAATAACTTAAAGCTTGCACTTATGGGCATAAGTAACTTAGTCGCTACTTTAATTACAGGATTCTCGCAGCTAGTCGGATTCCTTACTAAAGCCTATGATCAGATGTCGAAGATCGTTAATCTAGTAAATAGTAATAAGAGCCTATTCTTAGGACAGGCTGGAATTATCGGATCCATTATCGGTGAAATAGGCGGAGCTAGAGCTAACGGCGGCCCAGTCGCGGGCGGTACTTCTTACTTAGTCGGAGAACGTGGCCCAGAACTATTTACGCCTAACACTAGCGGAATGATTACTCCCAATAACCGTCTCAGCGGATCAGGAGCGAACGTCTTTAACATAACCGTAAACGGCGCAATAGACGCAGAAGGTACGGCTAGAACTATCGTAGACATTCTTAATCGTTCAGCTGCTCGTGGCGGCGGTGGCTATAACGCACTAGTGAGCGTCTAATGAGCGTTTGGACTCCAGAATGGTCGATCCAGATAAACGGTGGGACCGAATACGTTAATCTAACGCTAACAAACGTCACGATTACATCTGGGCGAACGGACATCTATTCCCAGCCTAGAGCGGGTTACTGTTCCGTAGACATTCTTAATCTAGACGAGTCTCCGCTTACTATCGACGTGAACGATAACGTCTTGATTAGAGTTAAAGACTCTACGGGATCTTTCGTTAATTTATTCGGAGGAGACGTTACAGACATTCAAGTCTCGGTCGTCAATAGCAGCGGAACGCAATCGAATCAGATTATCCGTTTAACAGCTCTTGGAGCTTTATCTAAACTTCCAGTAAGTCTTACAGATGGCGTTCTAGTTAAAGACTTCGACGGCGATCAGATCTACCACATTCTTTCCGATCTACTTCTTAATAACTGGAACGAAGTGGCTCCAGCTGTAACGTGGGCTAATTATGACGCGACTACGACATGGGCTAATGCGGAGA